CTCAGTTCTATATCCGAAAGCCCGAACCAGCCCGAACTGGCTAGGACTGGCGGGGATCAGCCGCGATTGGAAACGGTGGTGCCTGATGGGCTGGGATCGTTTGGGGCGGATCTGGGGGGCTGGGCTAGGGACATTCTGGGAATTGATTTGATGCCCTGGCAGATGCGCGCTTTGACTGGTCAGTTAGTTCATGATGATGAATTGAATTTGCATAACCGTATTTCGTTGGTTTCTACTGCCCGCCAGAACGGAAAGACCGTAGCGCTCATGACGTTGGTGGGTTGGTGGCTAACAAAAATGCCAATCATTAGAGGGAAAAAACAGTTAGTGCTTTCTACTGCCCATAGGTTGGATTTGGCTGTGATGTTGTTTGATGAACTGGCCCCAATTCTTGAAGCCAAATTTGGTGCAAAGGTTTCCCATTCGTATGGGCGTAATAGTGTCACAATGCCTGATGGTTCCCGCTGGTTTGTGCGGGCAGCTGGTCCGTCCGTTGGTCACGGCACCAGCCCGAACCTGATCGTGGCTGATGAAATTTGGGACATAGGTGAAGCCATTGACGGCGGTTTATTGCCAGCGATGCGCGCCCAAAAATCGCCGTTGCTTTCCATGTGGTCAACTGCTGGCACAGAAAATTCGCGCGCAATGTTGAAATGGCGTGAACAGGGTTTGAGAATGATTGACCAACAGAAAACAGGAAACCTGTATTTTGCGGAATGGTCACCACCACCAGACCTAGACCCAATGAACCCTGCCGCCTGGTCATGGGGAAACCCTGCGCTAGGCCACACATTGACAATGGACACCATCACAGCGGAAAGTGAAAACCCTGACAGAACTCAATTTTTGCGCGCGTCCTGCAACCTGTGGGTGGCATCAGATCAGGGTTGGCTAACACCAGGGCTGTGGCCTGCCCTGACATATGACGGGGATTTACCTGAAGGCGGAACAGTAGCCATTGAAAACAGCGTGGACGAAACCCGCTATTTTGGTTTGCGCGCCGTAGCACTACCTGACGGACGTACCGCAATCACCGTTGAATTCATGGTGGACACCTACGCCCAGGTCATGGAACACGTTGAACAATTAGCCAAAAACCCTGCAATCAAATTTGCTATCACCCCGTCAATAGATTTGCATTGGCCGTTGCATTTAGAACGCCGAAAAGTCATTGTTGGCTACGGAGAAATTTTGAAATGGACAGATCCAGTCCGTCAGATGATCCGCCAAAAACTGTTGGTGCATACAGGCGAAACCATGCTGGCTGAACATATCCAACGCGCCGTTGCTGTCCGTTCACAAGGATCAATTGCGCTTTCGTCACAACGATCTAGCGGCCCAATTGAATTAGCGCGCCTAGCAGTCTTTGCAGCTGCTTTGACCAGCAAACCAAAAACAGGTGGCAAACCCATGATGGTTGTTTCAAATGGCTAATATTGAAACGGCGCTGGGCTATGCCTTCACCTTCTGTCGGGTTTCGTTTAGCCCAGTGCCACATATATTTCCCCATTGTGTGTAATGCTTGACGTATGGGTATTTTGAGCCGTAACAAACAATCCGCTATTTCAACGCACGTTGGTGAGCCAGCAGTAGCAGGCGGATTTGCCCCAGGCTATTCATCGTCAAATGTTGGCGTGAACATGATCGGCCAGTACTACACCTACCGTGAAGGTGAACAACGAAATTTGGCGGTGTCCATTCCAACTTTGAATAGGGCAGTAGATATTTTCAAATCGGTAATTGGCTCAATGCCATTGAAAATGTACAACGAAATGTGGAACGGCGATGAAATGGAAAAGGTTTACATCGCGCCACGTTCATGGTTACGCCGTCCAGATCCATCTGTAAGTTTCCAATTTTTGATGTCGTGGACACTTGACGATTTGATGTTTTTCGGGCGCGCATTTTGGTACATCACCAGCCGAACCGCTGATGGTTACCCTGCAACATTCACACGTTTGCCAGCAGGATCAGTTACCACAACAGACATGGCTGGGCCTGTTTGGTTTGCACCATCAACACAGGTTTATTTTCAAGGTGGAGAACTAGACCCAGCAAACCTTGTGCAATTTCTGTCACCATCACAGGGCATTATTTATTCATCACAAAGCGCAATTGAAACCGCTTTGAAAATTGAAGCAGCTAGAAACCGTAACGCCTCATCATCAATTCCTGCTGGCATATTGCGCCAAACCGAAAACAGCGAACCACTAAGCGCACAAGAACTTTCAGACCTTGCAGCACAATTCAACGCGGCGCGCGCAACAAATCAAACAGCAGCATTGAACCAGTATTTGACCTACACAGAAACCAACGCAACACCTGACAAAATGCTGTTGATTGACAGCGCCCAATATTCGGCACTTGAAATGGCGCGCGTTGCAAACGTTCCACCATATTTGGTTGGTGTGGCAACAGGGGCATATTCATATCAATCCAGCCAGCAGGCGCGCGCTGACGCATATTTGTTCGGGGTCAAGTTATACGCAGATGCCATTGTGGGTGCGCTTTCAATGGATAATGTTTTACCGCGCGGAACATATGTTGAATTTGATGCAGATGAATATTTAGAGGAAAATTTTATGGCAGACAGAATGGACAACACAGAAACCGTTATTGAGGAAAACACACAAGAGGAGTTAGCAAACCGATGATCAAATTAGTTGCAGGTGAATTCACCTTAGACGCAGCGCAAGGCGAACAGCCACGCCGTTCAATTTCTGGAACCGCGGTTCCGTACAATGTCCCAGCCCGCGTTTCTGATGGGACAGAAGTTATTTTCCGCCCAGGTTCACTACCTGTAGAAGGTAAGGCACCGCGCCTGTTTATGTACCATGACGCTGCAATGCCAGTTGGCGTGGTCACAGAACGCGTAGACACCGAACAGGGAATGATGTTTACAGCCAAAATTAGCGCCACCACATTGGGCAATGACGCGCTAGTAATGGCTGCAGACGGCACCATTGACCAGGTCAGCGTTGGCGTAAACCCAACCAAATTTTCCTACGATGAAGCAGGAACCATGATTATTGAAGCAGCCGAATGGCAGGAACTAAGCCTGGTTCCAATTGGCGCATTTGGAGACATGGCTAACATCTCACAAGTTGCTGCAAGTATCCACCATGAGCCAGAGGAAATCAGCAATACTGAAACACAGGAACCAATTGAAAAGGAAACAGAAATGTCCGAACCAGTAGCACCAGCAGTTGAAGCAACAATCCCAACAGCACCAATTTTTGCACAAGCCAAAAAAGAATTTGCATTGCCATCAGCAGGCGAATATATGGCCGCTTTCCACGCAGGTGGAGACACTTTTGCAAACATCAACAAAGCAGTTGCTGAATACACAGCATCAAAGAAAACCGCTTTGCAAGCAGCAGCTGGTGACATTCTCACCACCGACACACCAGGTTTGCTACCAGTTCCTGTTCTAGGGCCATTGGTTCAAGACCTAAATTTTATTCGTCCAGTAGTTGAAGCATTGGGCGCACGCGCTTACCCAGACAACGGACAACAGAAAACCTTTGTTCGTCCAACCATCACCACGCACACCAGCGTTGGCACACAATCAACCGAATTGTCTGCAGTATCTGCAACCACAATGGTCATTGCGGCAAACACGGTTAGCAAAACTACGCTGGCTGGTCAAGTGACATTGAGCGCACAAGATATTTCGTTCACGTCACCTGAAGCAATGTCATTGATCTTGAATGACCTCATGGGCGAATATATGATCGCATCGGACAACTTTGCAGCAGACGCATTGCTAACCGCAGCAAGCGCATCTGGCGTTTGGGACGGAACCGTTGCTGACTTGCTGAAGTCTGTTTATGACAGCGCTGTTGACATTTCAAATGGCCGTAACTTTACGCCAACCCACATGTTTGTTTCACCAGACGTATGGGGTCAGATGGGCCAATTGGCAGACACCACAGGCCGACCAGTATTCCCATTCATCGGCGCAGGCCTTACAGGTCAAAACGCATTGGGTGGCGGAAACGCAACATCATGGAACGGAAACCCATTGGGTCTGCAGTTGGTAGTTGACAGCAACTTTGCTGCAAAGACCATGATCATTACCCGCGTTGGTGCTGGTTCAGGCGATGCTTTTGAATTTTTTGAAAGTATCCGTGGTTTGCAGAGCCTAGAGGCACCTGCAGTTTTGGGCAGGACCATGAGTTTCCACGGGTTCGTTTCAACCTTTGCAGCGATCCCAGGAATGATCCGCAAGATCACCCAGGCCTAGTAGAAAGGCGGCCTAACCGCCATGGCTACTTACACAGTCACCAACAAATATTTGGTTGACAACTACGCAGTCCTGCAATTACTCACCCCCAATGAAATTGCAGTTGGGCAATCCATCACCGTTGCTGGTGTTGATGCAACATTCAACGGCACAGCATCGGTGGTGGCAATTCCCCAGCATTTGTTCATTGGTGTTGATACGCAGGGTGACCTGTTGTATGACTACCAAATACCAATTCAAAATCAGGTGCTATACGCCAAAACCGCTAGCGATGTTGAACGCACCGCAGCAACAGGAACCATTGCATACAACCCTGTTTGCACATGGATCACGGCAACAAACATTGAGGATTGGCTAGGAATAGGAACCGCTACCGCAGCAGATACCACGTTCCTAACGCAATGCGCGGCAGCTGCTAACGCTTTCTGTTATCGCAGAAGGCAAGAGGCAGGGTA